TTATAGATATAGATTTTTAGTATGGAAAACGTATTACAAAAATTGGAAAAATCAAAATTTATATCTAATATTTATAAAAAAGCTTTGACAGTTGATTCAATTGATTTTATGCAAATAATCAAAGAGAATAAAGTCCCTAAGGATATACAGTACGGCATAAAACAATATCATCCTAGTAAAACACTTACGACATATTTAGATTTAAAAATTAAATTTAGTATAATATCTTCGGGATTTTATAAATTCATGATGGATATGTTATCATCCAATAACAAACAAAATTTAATGATTTCGTGTAACGTAGTTAATAAATTTACTTTATTGGCATATAAGGATCAACGAGACACGCAGAATGTAAAGTATCATGCTTTGGACTCAAATAATACAATTCCTATTCATCATTCAATAATAAATTTGGATTATGATAAGAAAATACATATATTATTATATGATAATAATTTTAAGTTACCAGGTTATAGTTTAAGTTAACAATATGAAAAGAAAACAGCAAGTTTTAGAGGCAGTAGAGGCTATTGACAATAGTTTGATATCATTATATCAGGCTCTACAAGTTCCGGGCGTCTCAAAAGAAAAGGTAGAAGAATACCTAGGGCACGTGCGCAATGGCGTTAAGCACATTGAGCATTTGGTTAGATTAGAAAACGATTAAATACATATTATGATACAAATAACAGATCAACAATTACAGGAAAATTACAATTCATTATGCGAGTATATTGAAAAATATATTAGTTCACCACGTAAAGAAAAATTATTAGCCTTATATAAGGAAAAGGAGGAAATTATAATGTTTGCCCCGGCGTCCGGTAAGGAACATTACCATAGTTGTTATATAGGTGGTTATGTTGCACATGTATTAAATGTTATTCAATGTGGTATTGAATTAGATAAAGTATGGAAGAAGCAAGGAGCGCAGGAATCATATACCGATGAAGAACTAATATTTGCATTACTGAATCATGACCTAGGAAAACTGGGTGAAGGAAGTCAACCATATTATGTTCCTAATCCATCTGAATGGCATAGAAAAAACCAGGGAGCGATATATGCGCATAATCCGAAAATTAATTTTATGCCGGTACCGGACCGTTCTTTATTTATTTTACAAGAGGCAGGTATTGATTGTACATTTAATGAATATGTTGCTATAAAAATTCATGATGGTTTATATGATGAGGGTAACAAGGCATATTACGTATCATATTCAGATGATGGTAAATTACGGACTCAATTACCATTTATAGTTCACCAGGCCGATTTTATGGCATCTAATATAGAATATCAAACCTGGAAACTCAATAAAGAAGATTCTACACAGCATAAACCTGTTAAAGGCAATACGAAAGTAGCTGGGCAAATGAATGCACTGGCGTCATCAAATGCTAAAAATATTTTTGACGATTTATTTAAAACATCGTAATTATGACATACGTTTTATATATATTATGGGCAATTGTAACGGTAGTTGCAATATATATTGCTTGGGTCGGACATAAGAAAACAGCTGTGTTAGAAAGTTGGCTATCCAAACTAGCTACACAATTATATGAGGTACAAATTAAGGTACATCACGCGAATCAAATAATTAAAAAGGCTGATATTAGAGGAGCATTTGAGTCAGATGATGAAGTAGGTGACGCATTTAAGATTATACAACAAAGTTTAGAAATATTAGAAAAGGACATTACAAATTGGGAGACAACAACTGATGGCGAGTAATTATTATTTTACACAGGACACGGAAAATGCTATTCTAGAATATGTAGCCGAGTCGGATATGCACAAACGAGAAATAATTTTTAGAACTCGAATTGATCGAGCATTCCATAAATTAGTAGAAAATTTAATTCATAAATATAAATTTTATAATTATGATGTATCATATGATGATAGTAAACATGAATGTATTTGTCATTTAATTGATAAGCTAAACAATTTTAAACCCGAAAATGGTAAGGCATATTCATTCTTCACAATAGTTGCTAGAAATCATTTGATTGCGAAGAATAAAAAAAATTATGAGTCTAGAAAAACAAAAGAAGATTTAATAGTTATAGATGATAATAGAGATGTAATAAATGAAATACATAATTATGAAGCTCAAACCGAATTAAAGCATTTTTTTACGAAGTATATTGATTATTGTGATAGAAACCTTTCATCTATTTTTTCTAAAAAACGTGATATCCAAATAGCGTATTCTGTTTTACAGCTATTTAGGACGTGTGATAATATTGAAAACTTTAATAAGAAAGCGTTATACATAATGATTCGCGAAATGACGGATGCGAATACACATGATGTAACTAAGGTCGTTAATACCATGAAAAAGAAGTTTAATGAGCTTTTATTGAAATATAGAGATAACCCAGATATCGTTTTTAATTAATTTTTAGAGCCAATTTATATTTATTATAAAAATGGCTATAGATAAAGACACAAAGATTTTTGATGATGTTTCGTTTGCGACTATTGCAAAGGAAATTTATGAAAAGAAAAAGGAAAAGGACGTAACCATACAGAAGCTTATTTCTGATTTATCACCCTTGATAAAAACAGTTTCTGATGCTGGTATGTTAGTACCGCTCTTAAAAGAGTATTTAGACACGGCTGTACGTAATGATGACAATTTAGTAAAATTGGCAGCTATCGTACAAAAATTAATAGTTGCGGATAAGAAAATTGACGGCGACGGAGATGGATGGTCATTATCCGATGCAGATAAAAAACAATTATTAATTGAAGCCGAAGAAATTCGAAACAAAATGATAACGGAAGCGTCTAAATAATGAGTGGTGTAGTAATACTTCCTAATTCGAGTACCATAACTAAAACGCCGTTAGGCGGGTATCCATCGCGAGATCAATTTTCTCCTATTAGAGTAGGGGAGGTAGTTGATATTAGTTTAAATGGCCGCGATTCCGGTGCCGTTAAATTTAGGTATGTCGGGACTACAAATGTTCCCATTGAAGAAGTACAAAATATAGCATTGCCATTATTGGCAAATTTGCGTATATATCCGGTTCGAGGTGAATTAATAGTATTGTTTTCCTTAGGTAATGTTTATTATTTACCTATTAATCTATTAAATAACCCGATAACAAATCAAACTCTGCCTATACTTAATAATACGTTGTCAGACCAAAAAACTGACACTATTAAAACTACATTGAATAATAAAACATTTGCCCCCGCAGGACAAAAATTTATTACTACGATGTACGAAGGTGATTTAGTATTTGAGGGTAGATTCGGTAATTCTATTAAATTCGGTAGTACTGTAAAGGAAAAAAATGCATCTTTAAACAATTATTCAAACTCCAACTCTAGTAATAATGGTGACCCGATATTCATTATTAGAAATGGAATTCGAAGTACGACAGAAGATATACTTAAAGATGGGGCGTCTATATATATGTGTTCAACACAACGTCTAAATATGGATGACGGAGAATCAGGATTTGATGGAATTACAGCTGAATGGAGTTCATTAAATATAAAAGAAATAGATATTGAAGAACCGGAAATTGATTTACGTAACTCTTCAAATGTTGATACTGAACCTACAGTTAAACCTAACGAACAGCCTTTACCATTAGCGGAGCCTAAAGCTCCTAAGTCTAAGAGAATTTTATTTCCGGTTGAGGAAGATGAGCCCATTAATACAGAAGCGGAGAAGAAACAAGAGGAAGAACAGATTACCGAATATTATGATATGTATTTGGCAGGTAAAAATATCGGTAAGACTAAACTAGTAGTTGAAGACGGAGTACCCATTGCAGAAAAAATAGTTGAGCCGTATAGGAAATTGAAAGAAGCGGCCGCGGCAGCTGGATTTAAATTGACTTTAAATAGTGGATTTCGTTCTATGGATGATTTAAAGTTGGGAGGAAAAATATTAGCGGGCCAGATTTCTTTAAGAAAAAAGAATGCGCGATCATCAGCAATAGCTGATTTTGGTGATCCGGATTACATTTATAATGCACCATCCAATGCTAAATATTTTAACCCAGTAACTGCTAAGCCGGGATATAGTAATCATCAATCTGGATTTGCTATAGACATTAATACGGGTAAACGTACCAAAGTATACAAATGGTTGGTTAGGAATGCTTTAAAATATGGTTGGGTGCGAGCAGTAGAATCTGAAAGGTGGCATTGGGAATATAGACCGACAGCCACTTCAATATATGCAAAAGTCCCTAAAAGTAGTGAAACGTGGGACGGTTTCAATGATGGTATGGTATAATTATGGCAAACGAAATATTTTCATCTATAACAGCTCCCAATACATATTCCGGTGAGCAGATAGTAATAAAAACTGGACGTATCGTTCTCAATTCAAGTACTAACGATATAATATTAGCCGCGAAGAATAGTATTGCTTTGGCAGCTAATAAAGAAATACATATAAATTCTTTCGGTGATATGCACTTAAATGTGTCGCCCGGGTCTAAAATTTTAATCGGTAAACCGGATAAAGACAGAAAAGCATACCAATCTACAGTATTAGGTAAAAATTTAAATTTATTAATAGAAGATCTATTACAAATATTAGTTACGTTACAAGTTACTACGCCATCAGGGGAAGGGCAGGTGGGACCTAAAACCGCGTCTGCAATTCAAAAATTAAAAAAGAAATACTTTAAAAAGGATTCTCCACAGTATATTTTGTCTGATTTATTATTTATTATAGATAATAAGAAGAAATAATGCCTATAATTTGGAAATCATCCTTTGAAGCTCCAATTATCAATTTAATTAAATCAGGTGCGATAAGCAATTCCAGACAATTGGTTGATGCGATAGCGTTACATTATGACCTTTGCATTAAACAGGGAATAGCAGGCCCTGGTGCCGTTGCAGCTAAATTAGTTGCCGGAAATATTTTGGTTTTTAAACGAAACCTTTTAAACTTTTATTTTGTTACATCCGCTAAACAAAAAATTGCATTGTATGCAGTTTATATAGCGTCTATAAATTCTTTATTATCTCAATTGAGCGCATTAAAAAAAGAAATAACTTCCATCAATAAACAGATTAAAGAATATGAAGAGTCGGCAAAACAACTAGTTGATTCGGAAATCAAATCAAAAATAAGTAAGGCCAAATTAGAAAAGAAAGTTCTAGAAGAACAAATACAATTTATACGGAACAATAATATTCAAGAATTAAAAAAGACCTATGGTGAATCGATAAAAAGAATTGCCGCCCCTATGTTGCAGAATTCTAGAATACAAGGCATAAAACAAAAAATAGAATACGTATCTCAAGAATATACTGAATTAAATAATAAAAAGCGTGAGTATTTAGGCGAAATATCTAGAATTAAACGTAATATAACTGATTCAGTATCATCTATTCAAGATATAGCCGGTTCACTAAAAGATGCGGATAAGAAGACAGTTTTGAATAGTGCCGTTTCATTATTAGCTACTTCAAATGTTAATTCATCTATACAACATGCAAATGAAATAGTAAAAATTGTTGATTCGTATCCTATTCGGGATTTACCTAAAAATATTAATGAGTACAAATCAAATTTGTCTACTATTATTAAGTCTAAAATTGAAATATTAAATAAAAAAGAAGAAATTAAACAAGAAGTTATACGATTTGCTGAATCAAAAAAGCAGTTTCGTGAATCAATTAAGATACTTAATAAAGTAAGTAGAATACAAGAATTACGATCCGATGTTAAAAATATAAAAGAAACCGCATTACAAGCTAAAGAAATTAGTTCACAATTAATAGCTACTAAAGATTTATATAGATTATTAAAATCTGAAAAAAATCGTATCAAACCATTAATTCAAAAAGGAATTGATAAATACGTTCCCAATTCTAGTGTGGTTAATAAATTGCGCGTGATAGCCCCTGATGCCGCAAATATGTATAAAAATATACAAACTTCTAAGGATGCGGAAAAATTCATTATTAATCAAATTTTAGTGTACGCTACTAGTTTAACAGCATTAATAGCTTTGCGTGAATCATATAAACAATTTGTTCCTGAGCTTAAAAACACTATTAAATCTAAGTTGAAAAATGATTATGAGTTGATTTTTAATAATTTTCTAAGGGCGGCAATCATAGGATATTGGACAGGAGGGGTAATAGTCGGAGGAGGTACTGGTAATGTTATAAATCCAGGAACTATTGTTCTTCCCACTAAAATGGAATCTACTGCAAATTATGAAAACTTTATTGTGAGTCTTTCCAAAACATTTCAAACTCACTTACCTACGTTATCTGGTACTTTTGTAATACCTGGTAGTCCGCCTGTTACGGTACCGTGGATTGGATATTCTTAATAAAAATACTAGTTTTTAATATTTATAATAAATAAAACAATAATACGATGAAAGGATCTAAATTTGTCGATTTAATGCGCACCTTGATTAGGGAAGAAGTTAGGAAAGCTATTAAGCAAGAAATGCCTAAAATTTTAAATGAATCCAAAAAAACTATCATTAATGAGCAGCCAGTTAGCACATACAATCCCGGCGCAATTAGAAACAAATATTCTAATTTGATTCAATCAATGGATACTGAAAAACCGCAGCCGGTTAGTGGCAAATCTTCAATTGAAGATCTATTAATGGAGACTGCTAAATCAGCTATAGCTGATGGATCACTATCAAATTTTAGGGAAGGACTAGGATAATATGGCAGAAGAAATTAGAATACATCCACTTGATTTAGAATCGGATGTGGCTATAGGAATTTTATTGGATATTACCGGGCCATCTGGTAAAATATTCAATCAATCCTATACAACATTGGAGCAAGCCAAAACTAATTTCAAATGTTTATTATTAACGAATGAAGGTGAACGCGTAATGCAACCGGATTTTGGTTGTAGTATTCGAAAACATTTATTTAATCCTATAGTTCAGGATTTACGAACTAACATTAAAGAAACAATAATATCTAAAACTGAATATTGGCTACCATATATACAAATTCTGGAATTAGAAGTAGAAGCTGAAGAGGATGCGAATTTTGTTTTTATAAAAATAACTTTTTCATTATTAGACAATGAGTTTGATACTGAAACAATAAATTTAAAATTTAATTTAACTAGATAATGGCGGCACCGGCGGTTAAAAAGGAAATAAAATACCTTAATAAAGATTTTTCCCAATTTAGGGATAACTTAATAAATTTCGCAAAAATTTATTTTCCGGAAACGTACAATGACTTTAATGAGTCCGACCCGGGAATGATGTTTATTGAAATGGCATCATATGTGGGAGATACATTATCATATTATGTAGACAAACAATTAAAGGAATCATTATTAGCGTATGCAGAAGAGAAATCAAATGTATATGCATTGGCACAAACTATGGGGTACAAACCTAAAATATCAGTGCCTTCTTCAACTGAATTATCTGTTTATCAATTAGTTCCTAGTACAGGCGTGTCAACTAAAGTTCCGAATTGGGACTATGCATTGGTTATAGAACCAGGATTCCAAGCTGAATCCACAGAAAATTCAATTAAATTCATTTGTTATGATGGTATAGATTTTTCATACTCAGGAAGTAATAATCCAACTAAGGTTAGTGTATATAGTGAAGCAGGAGGGCAACCATCATATTACTTGTTAGAAAAGAAAGTAAAGGCATATCACGGTGAGTTGCGTTCAACTACATTTACATTTACTGATCCTAAAAAATTTAGTAAAGTATTAATTAATGATTCGAATATAATAGGAATATATAAAATTACCGATTCTGACGGCAATGTATGGACAGAAGTACCGTATTTAGCACAAGATACTGTTTTTGATAAAGTATCCAATATTAATGCTAATGATCCTACATTATCACAATACGCATCTACTGTACCATATCTTTTAAGATTAAAGAAAGTACCGAAGAGATTCGTTACTAGAATTACAGATGATGATACCGTTGAATTGCAATTTGGTGCCGGAGTATCAAGCGATCATGATGCTGAAATAACTCCTAATCCGGATAACGTGGGACAAGGTATTCCGGCCGATAATCGTAATTTGGATTTCGATGTTGATCCATCGAACTTCATGTACACGAAGGCTTATGGTGAAGTCCCTGCTAACACGACATTAACTGTACAATATTTAGTAGGATCCGGTATAAAGTCTAATGTGCCTTCCAATACCATTACCAAGGTTATAGGTATGTCAGCAACAGCAAAGAATTCCACTGATGAATCAGTTCATACATTTGTTAAGAATTCAGTTGCTTGTACTAATTTAGAATCAGCAACAGGTGGTCGCAGTGCTGAAAATTTGGAATCAGTTAGACAGAATGCTATATCAACATTCTCTACACAAAATAGAAATGTAACTTTAGATGATTATGTAATTAGAACTTATATGATGCCTAGTAATTTAGGTGGCGTATCTAAAGTATTTGTTACGCAGGATGATCAATTAAATATGTATGATTTACGTAATAGATTAAAAAATCCATTAGCATTAAATTTTTATTGTTTAGGATATGATTCAAATAAGAATCTAATTACATTAAATCCGGCAGCTAAAGAAAATTTGAGAACGTATTTATCTCAATATAAGATGTTGACTGACGCTATTAATATTAAGGACGCGTATATAGTTAATTTCGGAGTAACATTCGATATTATAATATTGAACAATTATAATGCTAATGAAGTATTGGTAAATTGTATTAATAATCTTAAAGATTTATTTAGCATCGATAAGTGGCAAATAAATCAACCCATTATTATATCAGAAGTTTACAGTACTATATTAGGTACACCAGGAGTACAAGCCGTGTCCTCATTATTCTTTAAAAATAAGTATGGCGAATCTAATGGGTATTCTAATAATTATTATGATATAGCTCGAGCTAATCACAATGGTATTATATATCCTAGTTTAGATCCATGTATATTTGAAATTAAATACCCAAATGCCGATATAGTAGGCCGAGTAACAACAAAATAAAATGATATACCAAATTTATCCCACAAAAGATGCTACGATTTATGAAAATAATATCGATAAGAATACTGGGTTGGATTCCATTATAGAAATTTCAAAGGAAATAGTTACACTACAAACATCAGGTATTGTCACACATTCTATTTATAATTCAAGGGCGCTTTTAAAATTCGATTATTCGCATTTAGACGCATTGGTTGAAGCAGGGTTCAATTCTTCTAGTTTATCAAATAGCTATCATTTAAAGCTTCATGTTGATGAAGAAACTCAATTACCAGATTCATATACGTTGGAAGTAAATACTATTAGTGGTAGTTGGACAATGGGGGTAGGTAAATACAATTACACTCCTGAAATTAAAGAAGGAGTTTCATGGTTATATACACATGGTACTGCATCTAATCAACAATGGGCTACTAGTTCATACACGTTAGGTAGTACCGGTTCATACCAAACTGAACCTGGTGGCGCAACGTGGTACACAGCTTCCGATTTAATTGTTACCAAATCATACGAATATAATCAATTACTAGACGCCGAAATAGATATTTCTGCAATCGTTAGAGCACATCTGTCAGGTAGTATAAGCAATGATGGTATATTAATCAGGAGAACGACTAGTGATGAATCTAGCCTCAATGATACAGCCACTCTTCAATATTTTTCATCAGACACTAATACTATATATTTACCTAAAATAGTAGTTAAATGGAATGATTGGTCATTTAGTACCGGGAGCTTAACATCAATAAATGCTAATGATGATAACGTAGTTTATTTTTCTAATTTAAGAGATTCATATACTACGGATGATCGAGTTAAGTTTAGGTTAACAGGTAGAAAAAAATATCCTCCCAAAACATTTGCAACTTCAAGTGCATACTCTTCAACATATTATTTACCTGCATCATCATCTTATTCAATTGAGGATATGCACACTAAGGAAGTAGTAGTGGCACATGATTTTAATTATTCTAGAATAAGTTGTGACTCTTCTGGAAGTTTCTTCAATGTGTGGATGTCGGCATTACAACCTGAGAGATGGTATAAATTTACTATTAAAAGCAAATTTTCTAATAATGATATTAGAATTTTTGATGATGGATTTATTTTTAAAGTTACGAGGCCAGCATAATGAATGTTATCGCAAAAAATTTATACACTGATGGCAACGAGTTTAAGACAGCTATAGGTACTGAATATAGAGGTGAATACCATATATACAGTGATGGTACTATAATGTCCGGCCCATCATCGGAAATGATAGATAAAGTACAACTATATCCTATTCTTTTAATGCCTACCAATGATATCGGAGAATATATATCCGAATATGATGTCATTGAAAATGATTTTAACGGAGAATTCCTTACATTATCTATAAAGAATTATAAGAACGATATACAGGATACTGAAATTAGTACTGCGTCAGCACCTATAATTACATTACAACCTGATTTATTTTTTAGACGCAAATCTGCGTTAGATGTAGATCCGGGAGCCGAGATATTGATAGATGAAAACAGAACTATAATAGTTTCCAGGGGTAAGAAGATCACACTAGATTTTAATTTTGAAAGTTCAGAAGAGGATCAATCCAATATAATCTTTGAATGGAAAGATTCATATGACAGAGTAGTGTATGTAGGTAAAAAGATGGTTATAGATACCAATACTGCTAATTGGAAAGAAGAAACTTTTCATTGCACTATTACTGATTCATATGGTTCCGTGACCACAAATGATATTACCGTTGAATTAGTAGATATTAATAATTCACCATGGATATTAAATAACATTATACAAAATGGTTCCGCCAATAATGGTACTGCTGATTGGGAAACTAATGGTGATGCACCGGAGGACGTTGGTAAGTTTATAGAAAATTATGAACAAACGCCTAACGGTATTTTAGAATCAATTGATAGTAAACTTAAAAGAAATGGAACATATTTTTATCATAAATTAATATCGGGATGGGAAGAAAAACCACAGGGTGAATATAAAAATCAATGGTATCCGCGGCCCGAAATATTTGATGAAGAAAATAATTTTAATGGCACCGTAGCATCCGAAATTAAACAACATTATTTTAGGGGCGGTATTATGTATCCAGTTTTAATAGATAAAGACGGGTCTCCTAATAGAAGCGGTGTATTAAAAACTAGTACTCAAGTAATTGATTTGTCGGAAATTTCCGATTTAATTGAAGGTAAAGTATATGGTATTCGAGGATTTCGAGCCGTAATGTTTGGGTGGCTAGGCGGCCGAGCAGATCAAGGTGACAGAGTATCATGTACATTCGATTTCTTAGATGAAAATGATAATGAAATAGTTATTGACGATAATGATCAAAATTCGATACGTTCTAGATCATCAGAAGAAAGAGCGTCTGGATATATTATTACTAGTAAAGATTCAATTCAAATTAATCCGGGACTAGGATCATTACCTAATAAAGTTACGACGACGGCCGGATCTTGGTTTTTTGATTATAACCAATTAGCTAAAAAATATCCATGGATTAATTTCGGAACTAAATTATATCAGGGGTATATAGATCCTAGTGGGTTTGAATATTCCGGATTGGGATATGATTTTAATTCAGGAAGATCTAGCGTATATACTTCAATATACAATCCTACTACTAATGCAGAAAAATTATCGTATTTATCCGTGAAGACTGCTATTGTGGGTGATGTTTCTACTGCTATAATAGTACCGGATAATACTAGAAAAATACGGGTAACTAAAGTATATCAACACGTAGGTGGTATAGTGGATCTAGTATACGGTGGTAATGATTGGTCATTGAAAAATCAAGAGTATGTATCCGACGCCATGATTGCTGGGTTAAATCTACGATTATATCCGGTATTATTAGATAATGATAATACTATTATAGATATGTATGATGCAATAGGGGGAATATCGGGTATGGATTTTGATTCATATGTACCTAGTAATGATGAAAAGCCAGGTTATAAAATACCTACTAGTACTACTTCAACATTACCGGTGACTATGCCTTCTCCTAGATCAATGGATGACTTTGTTAGTACCAATACTACTGTTGCTTTTGCTATACGTAGAATAAAATCTAAACTACTTAAATACAGGTTATATGATATATCTAGTTACAATAAACCGATGCCTAATACTAAAGATGTAGTAGGTTTAGATCAGATTAAATTTGTACAAAAGCAAAGTCCGGCTCCTGGAACTCCAGTGAAGGTAGGCGACATCGTATCGTTATATTTTTAATTGGAGTATAATTATTATATATGGGAAATGCAATATTACAAAAAGGTACTACTTCTAGTAAAACTTCACTTGCGAGGTTAGATTTAAGTGATGGCACTGAGCCACTAAACAGTGTAGAACAAACAGTACCATATACCGAAGAAGAAATAGTTAATAATTTTGAATCCGATATTTTAGGATATAATATTGATACAACTCAACCTAAATCTAATTATATAGCACCGCCACCCGTTCCCAAGGATACCCCCAATGCTAATATTATACAATTTGGTGGTGCAACGGATTGTGTGGAATTACACATATATAATTTACGTAATTCTTATTTAGAATCATCATATAAAATTCCATATATACCTCGTTACGGGTTTGCCGGTAATGTAGATAGTAGGAAGGGAACAAAAAATGTTGCTCATGTACCGCAAATTGGAATTAAAAATTTACAAGTAGATTTACATGAAATTTTTAGAAATTTAGGGTACGTATCCGGCAAATTTAAATTTCGTTTAAATTTTCATACCAATATATTAGGAACTAAATTTAATCCGGGGGCGTTAAAATCTATTTCCAATGACAGGCTTAGGGCTACGGTAGCAATAAAGAATGATATAAAATTAAATGTTCCGGTTTTTGATAAATTTGGAAATCGTTATGAGTATTACTTAAATTTCGGAAAAAACAATTTAGCTAGAATAGTATCATTTTCTAGAAATATTGAATCCACTTATAAAGGACAAGAAATTTATGATATTGTATTTCAATCTAAATTAGATGATTCAATATTATTGGAATCGGAATGCTGGATTGACAGACAAACATTAGATTCAGTATATAAGACTATTCATATAGTCCCAGCACCAAAGACTGATCCATTAAATAAATTGCGTTCACCTGATTTTAGTCTGGGTACGCAATATGGATTTCAACAATCTTCTGCATATAAAAGTTGGGATTCTATTTTAGGTACTAACCCTACTTCATCACAGCAATTAATTAATAAATACTTTAGTTCTAGTTTTAATCCAACAGAATTAAATATCGATTATAGGGACTATTCTAATTTTGTATTTTATAGTTCAGCCGTTGAAAGGCTGAAGAATTTTAGATATAAGATAAAATTGATAGAACAATATGATTCAGCTATATCTGCTCATTCCACTTACAATACTTCTTCGGCATCGAATGAAAGTGTACAGACATTAAATGCTAAGAAAAATGCTTTATTGAGTGGATTCGATGGATATGAATCGTATTTATATTATCAATCTAGTTCCTATGAATCTAGTTCATACGGAGAATTTACACCATCTACTTGGCCTAAATCAAATAGTACCAAACCATATCAATTATATTCATATACATCATCACAAGTTACAACGTGGTATGAAGGGCAAATAGATTCAGCATCCATATATGATACTCGTAATGCTAATTCTTTAGCGAATACAGTACCGGATTTTATACGAGATAGTGATAAGAATGAACCATATGTTATGTTTATCAATATGGTTGGACAGCATTTTGATATATTGTGGTCATATGTAAATCATTTAACTGATATATCATCTAGGAAAGAATCCTTAAATCTAGGTATAGCTAAAGATTTAATTTACCACGTGTTATCTAGTTTAGGATTAGATGCTACACATGGGCATAAATTAGAAGATTTATGGCTGAGTTCATTAGGCGTTAATAGTTCCGGGTCATTTACGCAAACCGGCACTATGGAATCTATTCCAACAGATGATATAGCTAAAGAAACTTGGAAGCGTATATTAAATAACTTACCGTATCTATTAAAAACAAAAGGTACTGAACGAGGTATACGAGCATTAATTAATTGTTATGGTGTACCTGCATCAGTGTATAGGATTTCTGAATACTCAGGACCATATCAATATTCTAGTGATACTATTAATAGAAATGATAAATATAGGAAAATAGATAAATTTACGTACGCTACTGCATTTACGACGGCATCCGGTGCTTATATTGAAATGCCATGGAATCAAATTAATTCTAATAATATTCGATCAATCGAACTTAGATTTAAAGCAGAAGCTTCTGGGTCACAAACGGACAAACGTAATTTAATTAAAATAGACAACAAACGATTATTTTTATCTGGGTCGACGCATTTAGTTTTTAATGATGGTACATCGGACATAATTAACTTATCCGGTTCATTTTGTAATGAAGAGTGGTGGTCGGTTTTATTAACTAAAAATGCTACTACTACATATAACCTATATGCTATTAGAAATGGTAATGGGGTTCATTTAAATGAGATTTCAGGATCTGCAACTGGCACATCATGGGATTCTTATGGAGGTGGTAAGGTTCTACGTATTGGTGATAATGCTGCCGGGTATGTATTTAATTCGGGATCGGTTCAAGAATTTAGATTATGGTCAGTTGGATTGGATTATGAAACATTTGAAGAACATTCACTAAATCCGCAATCTATTGTGGGTAATGGTACTTTATCATCATATACTAGTTCGACATGGACTAATACTAATGATTATGTATATACAGGAGCTTACAATACACTGATGTGTAGGTATCCGTTAGGAACTACTATACAAGACTTTGATAGGACTAGTAATTTGACTACTATAAATTCTATTCATCCTAATTTATCGTTTGTAGTTTCTGCGTCTGCAGTTGCTTTTTCCGGTTCTGCTCCTGAAAATATTGATGAAATTTATTATGTGTGGCATCCTAATTTAGGGGACAATTTAGACATATCAAATAAGATACGGATAGAATCATCTAGGTTAGATGGACAATTAAGCGATAAACATAGCATTGAAAAATCTGAATTTGATTCATATGCATTGGATTCGCCTAAAGTAGGTGTATTCTTTTCGCCACAAACTGAAATTAATGAAGATATAGCGGATCAATTTTCCGGTATACTATTAGATAATTTTATAGGCGACCCTAGGGATGATTATAAAGATTATTATTCTGAGCTTCAAAAATTGAGATCTCATTATAATTTAAAATATTCAGGCACTAATTCATTTTGGAAATATGTTAAGTTAGTAGAGAATTTCGACGCATCAATGTTTTATTTGATTAAGAAATTCTTACCTGCCCGTTCCGTTAAAATGGTCGGTTTAGTTATACAACCTACTGTATTAGAAAGAACTAAAATACCTGCTAAAGCAGTTTCGTATGAAGATTTAGCACATGAAACAAATGTTGATTTGTTACCTGAAAATATTGATTCGGAATATGTAACTCATGAGTGCGATGTTATTTCAATTAATAATGAATTGGAAGGATTTTTTGAGGAATTTTCCGGTACTGCAGTTAATACGGTGGGTGCATTAGATTCGAATGTTGAATACGTACACGATAATTTAAGAGAAACAATTTACCCGGCCGGCAAGTATAATCATTCATATGGCGGGTGTCGTATATCCAGTGCAGATATTAATATACCTAGTTTGCAAACTTATGATGGTAAACCAGTTGTTGAAGTTTGGACATCAAATCCTAATGCATATAAAAGCAATTTGGGGCCTAATGGTGAATTAATATTATGATTTTAAAAAATACTATATTTATTATAAAATAGAAGGAAAAAATGGGCTATTTACAAAATCAGACAGTAACGGTAGATGCTATATTAACTACCAAAGGCCGTGAACTTTTAGCTAAAGGACAGCAATATTTCAATATTACTAAGTTTGCTTTAGCTGACGATGAAATTGATTACACATTATATGATGTAACACATCCGCTAGGATCTAATTATTATGGGCAATTAATTGAAAATATGCCTATATTAGAAGCATTTCCGGATACTGATCAATTAATGAAATATAAATTAATTACATTACCGCGTGGTAGTCAGTATATACCTACTATTTCAGTACCATCGACTAATATCACATTAAATAATAGTACTACTATTGCTACTATAACTCCATCAACTGCCAATATACCTAACGGTAATGGTATTTTAGGATATACTGCTATACTAAGTGATAGTACGGTAGCTAATTTGAGAGTAGCTCCTGGATCAGAAGTAGCGAATGCAAATACTGCAGTTCCATCATTCTTAAGCGATGATGGTTCAGTAAGAAGTATTTCAGTTGTAGGTCATTCATTTGAAGTTCAATATAAGAGCCAAACTAGAGATCGAGTTGCAAGTCTTATTATAATAGGCAACGAAACCGGTGGCCGCGTAACATTAACAATAAACTGTTCTACAAATACTATATTAGGAGTTAGTTCAGTACAATAATAAATAAAAAAAATGGCATTAGGAAGAATTTTTGATAATGGGCCTGGATCGCTAGATCCAAATGCGCAAAGTAAAGCTAATGAAATAGATATAGCTAATGTTCAGCAATTTTTGGGAGACCCGGATTTGCTTCAGGCTGTAATTCGTGCTCAGCAACAAGCACAAACTAATGGATCTATATATAAATCATTTTCTGTAAATGATTATATACCTAGTATTAAGGAGATTTCATCAGATACGTGCTGGGATGATCCCGATGGATATTTAACTGCATTCTATTCTAGTTCGGTTGAATTAGCATATTCATCATCTAATTATTATTGGAATGTATATCAGAATGCTACATCGGCAGCTTCTAGTTCTGACGCACACTTTGCTATTGCATTTGGTGATTACCTAGGAAGAGGAGGAGTAACCGGTAGTCAAGCAGGTTATACTGGTAATTTAACTGGAAGTAGAACTCCTACCAAAGCAATTTATTCTCAATATAAGAGTTTATTATTGTTACCTACTGATGAATTATTTACATTTGGATCTACATCATCAAATAGTATCTTTGTAGTTAATTTTAATAGAGCTAGATATAAAGAAAAGTTAGACCCGGGAAACTGGGAATTGGCATTGAATGGTTCATCAGGTACTAGAACCTTTATTGATAATTCCGGAGCAAACACCAATCCTACTATTAGTCAGTCAGGAAGAGTATTTAGTATCGTATCCGGTTCAATAACAGGAGGATCAGCAAGTTCTACCGTTTATGGTTTAGCATATCCGGATGTGGGTATACTAGTATTCCATCCCGCGGCTATATCATCAAGTATAGGCTTAGCATTTAGTACTGCTTCTTATGTAGCAGCCGGTATGAATAGCAATATAGGTAAGTTCTTTACCGCTATTTCGGGTGGTGCATCTTTCCAAGCTAGAACTGAAGAAAACATATCATCTACTTATTACTTTGTTCGTGTGGCGCATAATGAATTCAATTATTCAAATAATCCTACATTTACTACTGGATCATTAAATGCTATAAGATATTCAATGTTCCATTCAGATCCTAGAGTGTATATTACTTCGGTTGGGCTGTATAATAATGATAATGAATTATTAGCAATTGCTAAAATGTCGCGACCTATATTAAAATCATTTACTCGCGAAGCACTTATAAGAGTAAGATTAGATTTTTAAGAACATTAAAAACTGATAATATGAAATCGCTATATTTATTAAAGTATAGCGATTTTATACAATAATGTCATACGTATTTAAAACAATAGAAAAATCACATATTACTATTACTCCTTTTTATGCAAATAAATTGTGGGTTGTGGAAAATGTGTCGGTACCTAATTTACTAGATCCTACAAATACCGTAATAGATGCTGATGTTAGTATGTCTATTTATTATGGGTGTTATTTAACCGGGTCATTTATCAGTTCTTCTGAATATCAAACTTCCAATGGAGAATATATTAGATCAGTTTGGCATTCAGCTAATCATTTGTATTATAGAAATTTCCAAAATGATCCATGGACATATAAACAAGGCGATATAACTAATGAAACTAGGAATATTGGGTCGAGTGTATATGTATTATCTATACCATCTACTAGAACCGGTACTGGTATTAAACGAGGTACATTTCAATTAAAGTCCGGCTCGTTATTTTTATTTGATGATTCACAAGGTAATATTATTGGTGGTAATATAAATACATTAAATAGTTCATCATATAATGAAACATTAAAGAATTTCTATCACTGCTCATATTATTATCATGAAGGATATAAATATGCGTCCGATATTTTCGGATCTAATAGACAATCATTTTCTATATACAATCACGGTAATTTAGGTAAGACATCAAATTACAATTTATATTCTTCTTCCGGAATACCGGCTCCTATTCATTTACCTAATGAATTAACAGCAACTGCCAATAATGTAATAGTTAATAGGTATGGGCCGGATTCACCTTTTTATTTTGATATGAATCCATCTAATGGTACTGGATCTGCTTATTTAAGAATATCACATAATGATGAATTAAATTTCGGTACCAATGATGATTTCAGCGTAGCTATGTGGATATATTATTCAGGTAGTATTAGCTCAGGAGCTTCAACTCCGGTACTTGGAAGTCCGTTGGGGTCTAATTTATTATTGAGTAAAAATGGTAGGTCTATAACTACGGTACGAAAAGGAACGGGCCCGATTGCTATAGGGCTTAATAATACTATTACGGAAGATAGAGTTAAAGTAGTCGGGTATCCATATCAAGTAGAATTAATTGAGCCCAGACATGGATATGTAGGAGCAGGAAAAATTAGATTTTCTAGAAGTGATGGTGCTATATATACTAGCGTAACATCTTCTGCTGCTATTACAGCCAATGCTTGGAATTTAATTACATGTAGAAAATCAGGAAGTCTATTGGATATTTGGGTAAATGGTTCTCAAGCAGGTACTGGAACGGATACTTGTTTAGCTACTACTAAAAATGATTGTGATGTGTTTGTTGGTTGCCGCGGAGATTTAATTACGACCGGGCCTATATCATTAACTAGTAATGTTCCCGCTGATGGCACTTCTCAATATTATGGTAGAATTGGTTCTGTTCATATTTTTGATTCATATATAACTGACTCGGACATAACCGGATTATATGGTACGTGGGTGTCAGGTAGTATAGTAAATAAATGGGGCAATTATAATAATATTTATGGTAATATTTTATACAATCAAGGTATAGTAATATTAAGTAATGGAAGAGGCAGCGGAAGCACTGCGGATTCATTTGCAAATCCTTCACCGTATGTATACGGAACTCCTAGTATAGCTTTTGATTATATGAAATACAGGAGTACGAAGCCTATAACTAGTACGGAAGTAATTTGTGTATCCGGGCAATCGGAACATAATATGTCTACTAATCCTAGTATATTAGTTAATAAGGCAGGAACGTGTAATCCAGGTATTGGTTCAAACGAATTGGGCCATTATAATAATGACGGTGAATGTTATTCGTTCGTGACGGGATCTGATTTTTCGCCGTATATTACTACGGTAGGCCTATATAATGATGAAGGCGATTTACTAGTCGTAGGTAAATTGGCATCTCCTATAAAGAAGGCGATCAACTGCGATACCATTTTTATAGTTAGATATGACCAGTAAAATTTAGGTTACTAATATTTATTAATATAAAACCAATAAAAAATAACAGGAATATGAATTTGATTAACTCATGGAGCTCAAAAATTAAGCAGTCAGATAAATTTAGCTTTTTGGTACGTGTAGCAAATATTACTATATTTGATTTATCATTTGACCTTTCAGCAAAAAGATTTCGTCTTATTGTTCTTAATTTTGGTTTGGGCAATAATGTAAAATAAGTTTATGCGAAAACGTTTTAAAAGTTCTAAGCAAGCGAGCCTCGTTTTGGGGTATCGCTCTGGCTTAGAAGAATCTATTAGTGAACAATTAAAAATGATGGAAATTTCTTTTCAGTACGAAACTGAAAAGATATCATACGAACAACCTGCTAAAAAGCGATCATATAAACCTGATTTCGTTTTAATCAAAAAAGACGGTAGTAAATTGTTTGTAGAAACAAAGGGCCGTTTAATGGCGGCTGATAGAAAAAAGCATGAATGGATAGCACAACAGCATCCAGAATTAGATATTCGATTTGTCTTTTCAAACTCAAATAATAGAATAGCTAAAGGTAGTAGAACTACATATGCAGATTGGTGCATAAAAAATAATTTTAAATTTGCTGATAAAGAGATACCAAAATCTTGGTTGCATGAATAATTTTGGTAATTTTAGATAATCTTCTTAAATTACTAGTAATATTATGGCAACTAACAATAAAAAAGCGACTCTTAGGAAAATATTAGGGCAGCCTAGGGAACTTTCCAACGGGCAATTACTTTTCAAATGCCCATTTTGTAAACACCACAAGAAAAAGTTACAAGTACATTTAGATTTAGGGCAATGGCATTGTTGGGTATGTTCCGCAAAAGGTAGAAGTTTTACATCCTTATTAAAGAAACTACAAATAACGGATAGAGCGGTATATTTGGTTTTCAGATCAAATAAGAATAACGTTCTTTTAGCCCAAAATAAGGAAATATTAGTAGACACAAATAAAGAGCTTCTATCGCTACCTAAGGAATTTAAACCCTTATATCATAAGCAACCTGATCTTTATTATAAACACGCATTAGGGTATTTATTTAAACGAGGATTGAGCGTGCAAGATATTTTGAAATATAGAATAGGATATTGCGATAGCGGGCCTTATATGGGCATGGTTATAATACCGTCGTATGATGAAAATGGTATGTTAAATTTCTTTACTGGTAGATCGTTTTTGCCTGATGCAAAAATGAATCATAAAAATCCTAAAATAAGTAAGGACATTATCGGGTTTGATCTATTCATAAATTGGAATTTACCTATAACAATTGTTGAAGGTGCATTTGACGCAATAGCAGTCAAGCGTAATGCTATACCATTGTTTGGTAAGAAATTGTTATCTAAATTAAAGGAAAAGATTATATTAAAAAAAGTTAAGATATTGTATATATGTTTGGATGTAGACGCATCTAAAGATGCAATTACCATGACACAGTTGTTTATTAATAATGGAATTGATGTTCGCATGATTAATTTAGATAAAAAAGATCCGAATGATGTCGGGTTTGTAAAAATGACTGAATTATTATCCAATAGCGTGAAGACAACTGGGTTTGAAGATATTATTAAATTAAAACTATTTTCATGAATACAATAAAGAAGATTACCAATTTACCTTTTGTATCAAAAATAATACATTGTGCGGATATTCATATTCGAAATGTACGAAGGCATACTGAATATAGAGAACAATTTAGAAAATTTTATTCTGAAATTGAAAAGCTTCGGGATGCGAATACTGTCATAGTAGTAGCCGGAGATATAGTACATACTAAAACTGATATGAGTCCGGAACTTATACAAATGGTTTCTGAATTCTTTGTTAGTTTAGCTTCGCTGGCACCTACAATTGTTATTCCCGGAAACCATGATGCAAACCTAAATAATTTAGATAGGTTGGATGCTATTTCACCAATTGTCGACAATTTAAATAACCCAAATTTATTTTACTTACGTGATTCGGGTATATATGAAATAGGTGATTCAATACAAATATCTAATATGTCAATATTAGATAGCAAAGAAAAATATGTACCGGCATCTAAATTAGATCCGAATAAAATAAAAATAGCATTATTCCACGGGCCAGTAACTAATTCAGTTACGTCTGCGGGAGTAAATGTGGCGGGTGTAGTTGACATAGGAGCTTTTGATGATTTTGATTTGGTTCTATTAGGTGATATTCACCAATTTCAGTATTTAAATTCTGATAAGACAATAGCATACCCATCTAGTTTAATACAACAAAATTTCGGCGAATCGACTGAAAATCACGGATTTTTATTATGGGATTTAGATCCTATATCATCTATTAGACGTCCATTTACTAGTACATATCATACATTATTTAATGAATATGCATATCATACCTTCCATTTAGACGCCGGGAGTATTTCGCCTACATTGGATTCAATGAAGGGTAAAATTACCCCCAAATCGAAAATTAGATTAAAGACAACAAAAACACCTGAATCTGAAGTTGCTAATATGGTTAACAGTATCAAAAACTTTTTTGATATAGACGACGTTTCCGTAATTAAAATGGATTCATTATTAATAGGTTCCAATAATACGGAATTATTAGATTCAAATTTAGATGTGCGTGATATTAGTACACAAAATGAATTAATAAAGGATCATCTAAACCTAAATCTAAATTTACCGGTGACACCAGAATTGTTGGAAAAAATATATGATATAAATAGAAAATGCAATTCTATCATACCGAAGGATGAAGAAGCAGTAGTCCGAAATTTAATATGGAAACCTAAAATGTTTGAATTTTCAAATATGTTTTCATATGGCGAAGACAACGTATTAGATTTGTCTAACTTAGGCGGAATACAAGGATTATTTGCTCCCAATGCTTCGGGTAAAAGTAGTTTATTAGACGCGTTATGTTTCTGTTTATTCGACACCACATCTAGGGCATACAAGGCTGACCAAATATTGAATACCAAGAAAAATAATTTTTATTGTAAGTTTAATTTTGCTATAGGCGATATTGATTATTTTATTGAAAAGATAGGAACTAAGAATCCTAATAATAATAGAGTTAAAGTAGATATTAATTTTTGGAGCATAAATAAAAACGGAATTAAAGAAGATCTTAATGGTGAACAGCGTAGAGATACGAATTCTATTATTAGATCTTATATAGGCACATTCGAAGATTTTACATTAATGTGTCTTTCAATGCAGAATAATAATACTAACTTTATTGATAAATCACAGACAGAACGCAAGGAAATTTTAGCTGATTTTTTGGATTTGGGAGTATTTGATAAATTACATGATACTGCTAATTTTGAATATAGAAAAATTTCAGCAGCTGTGGAAAATGTTAACACGGACAATATAAATGGTATTATAGAACAAAAAACTCGTGAATTGAAATCCAACAAACTACAATACAAAAAAATAGTATCGGATATTGAATCCACGAAAAAAGAAATTAGTAAATGTTCCGATGAATTGGTTGAGTTATCAAAATCAATTCAAAACATTGATAATATAGATATTTCTGATATCCAGAAACGAAAAATAGTTGCTGAGTCTTTGTCGAATAAAATCCTAGATAAATTACGGGAATTAAAATTAAAAAAAGAAGATATCGAGAAGCAATTAACTGATGCAATGACTAAATATAAAGCTATAGATGTCGATAAAGCCGTTGCAGACAAAGAAAAATTAGAAAAATTTGAATTAAAATTATCTAAACTAATTAGTGATAAAAAGGTATTGGATTCACAAATAAAGTCCAAAACAGAAAAGTTGGAAAAATTAAGTGAGCACAAATATGATCCTAATTGCGAATATTGTATTAATAATATCTTTGTTAAGGATGCTATAAATACTAAAAGTGAATTAGTAAATGATAATGAAACATTATCTAAATTGAAGGAAGAAATACAATTATATAAGACAGAGATAGATAAATTATTATATAGCAAAGGATTGGTTAATGGAATCACTTCAATGCAAATTGCCATACATGGGCATGAAAAAAATATATCCGATTTAAATATTGACATATTAAAAACTGAATCGTCAGTAGTGGAAATTGAAACTGCAATTATTTCTTTAAATTCTAGTATACAACAATATGAAAATAATAAAATTGCTATACAACAAAATACTAAAATAGATGCTGAAATAGTAGATAAAAAGAAATTATTAAATGAGTTAAATTCAAATTTAAATGTACTTAATACTTCTCAGTTAGATTTGCATTCTAATATTCGAATTTTGGAAACACAAATTGAGGAAGAAAAAGCTAATCTAAATAAGGTTATTGAATTGTTTGAGATAAAGCACAACTATGAATTGTATTTAAAATGTGTTGATAAGGATGGTGTGCCATACCATTTAATATCAAAAATATTACCTAAAGTTGAAAATGAAATTAATAACATACTATCTAATTTGGTAGAATTTAAAATCATTTTGAATACCGACGGTAAAAATATCAATGCGTATATTGTATATCAGGATGAATATTGGCCACTGGAATTGTCTTCTGGTATGGAAAGATTTATATCAGCGATCGCTATTCGGATTGCATTGATTAATATATCATCATTGCCGAAACCTACATTTTTAGCTATTGACGAAGGATTGGGAGTATTAGATTCTTCAAATTTAAATCAATTGTATTTGTTATTTAACTATATACGGGATGCTTTTAATTTTGCTTTGATTATTTCGCATATAGATATTATACGTGATATGGTTGACAATACATTAACTATCGAAAACAATTCTGGTTTTAGTAAGATCTATTTAAAATAGACAGATTTTTAGTATCATATATTTATTAGTATATGATATTACAGAATAAAAATAGTTATATTGGATTACACAAATTTCCTGTTTTTAAGGAAGATACTAGCCCTACCTCTTTTGATTATTTAAGATTGGATTCAGTACCTGATGAATTAACTTCGGGTAGGAATTTAATTAAAATAACAGGAAATGTTAGTAAGTTTAAGCCCAATGTACCCATATATGTTGAGGTATTAGATAGTTCCGGAAACAATCTTTTTGTTGAATATTTTGATTATTATGATACATTAAAGCGTCGATTGATTGTAATCCACGTTAACGAAACGATAGCACCGGGCCCGTGTTTAATTACTATATGCGGAGTATTGAATGATAATTTGGTACCTGCGAATTTTGTCAATAAAATTAATTTTAGATGGCAAAAGAAAGTCAATGTAGTAATCAATAAACCTAATGGCAGTGAGATAATATACCAAACGCCGCCATCCGTAGTATTACAAACTCGAGTTCGTCCTTTTGTTACTGCATCATATAGAAATGATGAAGAAATGATTGTTCGTGAATATGGCCATATACGTTTTTTGGATTATAATTTCGGAGATCATATAGGAGATGCCGATGCAGCGTCGACTATCATACAACGAAAAAAAGCCTTTTCTATTTTACCGGCATCGACGGATCCATCAATTACATCCTTTACTAGAGAAACTGTTTATCATTTACGTGATTTAAATTATTCAGCAAAACAATTAGCTACTAATTTTTCGTCTTTATCGCCACAAGGCGGTCAATTCGCATGCTTCGGTTCTAATGCTATTTATGATTATAACTTTTCTAAGAATGAAGGATGGGAACTAGTAACAGGATCTTCTGATATTACTATTAATCGAGTAAATTATGCTGGACGTGATTATGTTATACAGTCTGAACAAGCCATACCTGCCGCACAGTGGGTATCAGGAAGCGGTATTGATTTTAATTTGGGTCCGGGATTTGATTCAACTAAAACATATTTATTAGTATTTGATGCTAGGTGGAATACTATCGATCCTATGTTACCGGCGGGTAACTACCAAGTTACTGCTAGTTTAGCTACTTGGGATGATCCTACTGAAGTACCGACCACCGTTATGTGGTTAGCTGGTCTAGGGCCAGATATGGGAACTTGGGTAACGTATGCCGGTATAATGCGTAGTGACACGATGCGTAATTGTCTTCGACTACGTACGTCTTTATATTATGGGGCGCAACTGCAATTGGATAATGTACGTTTATACCCGTTAGATCAAATATCAACTGACTTTAATTTTAATTCAGATCTAATTGGTGGTTACATAAAGGTTAATAACCCGGATATTCGCCCCGGAACATCATCTGCAGATGAATTAATAGTTGATGACCCTACATATAAAGCATATATTGATTCGGTATTGAATACATCGACGGCCGCGGCTGATTCTAGATTTTACTATGAATTAGTTGACCGCAATTCAAAAAGTAATCCTATAACATATTTAACTAAATTACATAGGATTCATGAATTTACGTCTAGGAATATTTTGGGACATCAATCTATAATAGGAGTTGCAGATGATAGGGAATTAGTTACTGATAATTTTATACCGGATTATAATATAGCATTGCCATTTGGATTTGTTCAAGGATATGATGATCACTTATATGCAGTATCACAAACAGGGGGGTCTTCATTATCGGGAAGTATTTTTAAATATGATATTGATACGAATACTTTATCCACGATTGCTTCATTTCCTTCATCAAAAGCCTGGCCTAAATATCAAATGGAATATATCACCAATAATCCGGATAGCACTAAGAATGGATTTTGGGGCGTAACTTTTATAGGCGGCACCTTTAATGTGGGTACTATATTTTTCTGTAAACGAGACCCTATAAGTTACGCATATACTTTAAGTTTTCCTTTTTCATTTTTTAGTGGGTCTACCAATTACCTTTCTGGATTTTACGCAGGGCCTCCTGCTGCTTCATCCGATGGGCAATATTTATATGGCGTTACTACTAGGGGTGGATCTAATAATAAAGGAACATTATATAGATATAAATTAGGTAGTTGGTTTCAATATTTAAAACAATTCGAAACCGGTTCTAGTATATCTGATTTAGTAGGAATAGTAGCTGAAGTTATATATCCATCAAAAGTATTAGAATATAGCGGGTCATTATGGGGAATGCGACCTAGGGGAGGATTGAATAATAGTGGTAGTATTTTTAAGTATAATTTAGCCACGGGCATATATTCTGAAAGTTTCTCTTTCCCATTAATTACAGCGACTAGTGGCGGCTATACTCCTGCAGGCGGGTTGATATTAGGCCCGGATGGCTATTTATATGGTACGACTGTAAATACTTCAACGTCTGCGAATGGCGGAACTATATTTAGGTATTCAGCAAGTAACGGCACTGTAGAAACTTTATACACATTTGATTCTGCTACTGAATTATCTACGATTACCGCACCTATGATTTATGATAATGGTAAATTTTACGGTGTCGGGTCCGCAGGTAATGCATCAGGTAATGGTGCTGTATTTAGTTTTTCAGGATCTAGTGTAGAGATATTTCCTACATCCGTAGATGATCCTACTGAAAATCCGGTGGGTGGATTAATTAGAAAAGGAGATTATTTATATGGTACTACTACCGATGGTGGTGGCACCGGCAATGGAGGTGTGTATCGTATTAGTAGAACCGGTACTACTAGCCCGTATATAGATGTACCGGCATTACAAATATATCATAGAAATTCTATTATACCCGCACCCGTTCCTTCTAGTCAAACACTAATTTTAGATTATCCTAGATGGACCGGTGCCATTGCATCTAATGCTGATGCCAATAGTATGTATTCCGTTGTACAATTAGATTTAGATAATCTAGAACCTATGAGTGGTGATGTGTCTAAAATTAGAATATCAGCTAAAACGAAGGGTATGAAAGGTGAATTCGTTGATTTAGGAGAATATTCTGTTACGCCTACTGATTTATTATTAGATTTTAGATATGTAAACCACGTTTCGCATATAGATTCTCCTTATAGATTAACCGGGTACTTTAAACCTGTAATTTCTAAATATTTAACGTCAACTTTAGAATCAAGAAATTTACGAGACAACGCATATGTAAATGGGTGGAACACCGGGTCGATAACTACTAATTATTTTACTGGGACTCCTATACACGTAAGTATGTCATTCACTTCAAATCCGGCTGCTGATAAACCTAATGATGCTTCTGTGGCTAGAGTGTATGTAGATTTTAATCCGGGTGCACCTGCCTTAGCATATATGGTATATACTGCTAGTTCAATACCGCCGGGTACATCATCATTAAACACGTATCAACAGGTATCATATGAACTATTATCTGCATATCCTATGTTAAATATTATGGAGTCGGCGTCGTTAGCTTATTACACTAGTAGTGCCGGCTACGATAAATTGGGTTTGAATGCATTGATAGCATATCCTGCGATATTTAAAAATACTTCATCATTAACATATGACGATATATACGCAATTGCACCTAATGTGTCTTCTAATTATAGATTTAGTAGTGGGTCAACATCATATGTATCCGGATCCGGGGGAAGTTTACCATTTAAATACCACAATAAATTGGGTTGGAGTACGGAAGAATTTTATTTGAGTGGGTCTTATATAGGAAGTTCACCATTATATATGGGTATGTTATTTCAATGGAATCATGAATCAGTTGATTTAATGAATACAACTATTGATGAAAATAATCCACATTTAGTTGAAATAGGCAATATTCTTTCTAAGGAAATAGGTGATAGAGAATATATAATGAATTTTTACTGGGAGTCATCTAGTTTTGCATCAAGTCCTGGATATTCTACAGTAAGTACGCCTCAAACAACAAATGGCAATGAAGTACTCATGGATTCAGTTAAAATATCATCAACTACTGATTCTAAGTATGCAGCAATTATAAATAAAAATAAAAATTTATTTTATAATTCAGATCCAATATCTTTTACTCCGGGCACGACTTATTTATTAAGTTTCAATGCCGTGTCAAAAATAAGTACGGTAGAAGCTATCGGTACGCAAATACTTTCTAATAATTTTACTGCGGGTAATACTACTGATTGGGCCTGTAATGCTTCTTCGGAATGGACAATTAGTAATGGTAATTATGCATCATATAAAATAAATACATATAACTCCGGATCGATTTCAATAAACACTGGATCGTTAACTCCTTCATATGCTAATAACGTGTGGTTAAATTCGGGGGTAACTACATTTGGTATCGGATATTATAAATTAGATATATCATTGGGGGCATTCACTTTTTCGACATTTAAGAATCCCATTGATATTGAAATAACATGGAATGGTACGTCTAAGGTATTGACTGATATCCAGCCTTTAACTACGTATTCAATTATTTTATATAATAGTACTAACACTGCTAATAGACCAACTATTACATTTAAAAATACTTTATTGGGAGCGTCATCTGACGAAAAAATTCATATATTAAATCTATCATTAAAAGCATATTCATACTATGCAGAGCCCGGACAAAGCAATACCGGATCATATACGGCGAATCGAGATGCCAATATATTACCTACTGAATCGAAACTAATAGTTTATGGTATTAATACTTCTATCGGGGTTCCGTTTAAAGATGTTAGATCCCTAGATCCTGGAGAATTTATAGGAGAACTGGAACATAAATTAGAATATGGCCAATCCGGTGAAGTTAAAAATTATGAAAGGGTTGAAATGGAATTTCAATCAGAAACTCCGGGTAGCGGTCAAATAGGATTTGCAGCAGATCCTAATTCGGATTGGTATATCAGCGATATATCAATTAAACCGAAGGACCGAGTTGGTATTACACCTAAAACTTCTAGAATATACGTTAAAATACCTAATGAATTGGTAAATACTGCATTGACATTTAAAATTGAATATTTAAATGACTATGATACGAAAGCGGAATATAATACTATCATGACAGATATAATGTTTACTAACACTAATGAACAAGGAGTGGATGCGGGAGGTTCTATACCTAGTAATACTGCACCGTTAACAGATCAAATAGGTTCCGAAATTAGGACACCGGGTGATGATCTAGTAGGTTCTGGTAGTTTAAATTGATTATATATTTATTAATATGAAAGAAAATAAAACAGTAGTAATATATCCAGGTAGATTCCAACCATTTTCTAAGCATCACGCGGCTGCTTTCTTGTGGGTACAAAAAGAATTTCCAGATGCTGATGCATATATTGCTACTTCAAATGTAACTGATTCCGATAAAAGTCCTTTTAATTTTGATGAAAAAAAATCTATTATAGATGTATATGGATTGGGCAAATATGTTAAAAAGGTAGTATCACCATATAAGTCTGAAGAAATATTAAAAAAATATGATCCCAAATCTACTGTTTTAATATTTGTAGTAGGAGAAAAAGATAGGGATCGATTAGCCGGTTCATATTATAAGCCATATCCTAAAAATCCTAAGAAATTAAATTCATATGAGAAAAATGCGTATGTAGTAATAGCTCCGCATATTCATATGACTGTAAAGGGTAAGGAACTTAGTGGTAGCGAAGCGCGTAAGATATTGGGCAACCCTAAAATTTCAGATGAAAAGAAAAAGGAAGTATTTAAAAATATATTTGGGTGGTATTCATATAAAATGTATAAATTTATAACTAATAAGCTAAAGAAAAACGCTCTTAAAGAGCTTAAATTATTCTCTAAAGAGTGGTGGAATATTGGGTTAAACGAATCTATTCCAGGCGGTTTATCGCAGGGTAAGACAATAGAAGATATCGCATATCATCACTTACCCAACTTAAGAATGGGTATACGGCCATTAATTGTCGGTTTAAAGAAACAATTAGAACAAGGAATTAAAGTTGAAATGGAGCATACAACTGACAAAAACATTGCCAAAGAAATTGCTATGGACCATTTATGGGAAAACCCAATGTATTATAGTAAATTAGTAAAAGCTAATTTGCAAGAAGGTGGCGTAGCAGGACATATGAATCATCCATTTAATTTGCCTACTGTCAATACCGGTGCTGATTTAATTAAAGTTTTTAAGGATGCAGTCAATTATGTATCTAAAAAACCGGCCGCAGTTAAAATTGACGGGCTAAACAACTCTATAAAATTAGTTAACGAAAAGGGTAAAGAACAATTTGGGCTAGACTTCGGAACAATGAGAGATGTTGATATAAAAGGTATAACATTAAATGACATCGGATCTAGATTTGATACTGGGCATGGCATGATACAAGCAGGTACTGAAACTTTAACTGCATTTAACAAATGTTTACCATATATTCAAAAAGAATTGGCTGCATTAGGGTTGTCATCAAAACCCAAAATTAATAATGGTATTAAGGTAGATACTCTACTGAATATTGAAATAGTATTGGTTGGTGATGATAAACGAGCCAATGTTATAGAATATGATAAAAACTTTTTTGTAATCCACGGTACAGTAGAAGCAACTGCCGATCTCAAAACTAAAAAGAGAACTAAAAAAATCAAATCAGGGCCCAGTGCTAGAATAGAAGCATTAGTAAAAAAAGCTAAACCTATTATGGAAAAGCTAGGATTTGGAATATACGGTATGATAGGAACTAAAGTAAAAGAAAAAATTAATTTAGCTGAACCATTAAATTCCACGTTAACTGTAAAATACGGACCTAATAAAAAAGTAACTAAAAGTTTAAAGGATTGGTTAAAGACAGCTGAAAATCCTAGGGACGCAAAAATAAAATATCTAGACGGAACGACGGGATATGCTATGAATAAGAAAAATTATTTGAACATACTAAATCAAGCCCTGCCATTAGTTAAACTAACTACTAATCCGGATGATCATAAAAAACTGATAGATGGTGCCGTAATGTATCATGCTACTAGAATACTAGGTAATGCGATATTAAAAGCATTAGGATCGGAAGTAGGAGATGTATTAAACCATGAGGGTATAGTAATTCGTACAGATGATGGGCAAACATTTAAAATTACTGGAGAATTTATAGTTGATTCATTATCTAGTAAATTCGGTAAAAAATAAATACTAGGGCTAAATTAAGAAAACGCATATATTTATATAAAATTAATGTACAATGAAATTAAAACATATTGTTAGAAGTTTATCTGCTTTAAAAGAAAAGAAAAATGCAGTGGGTCGAGTAGGTTCTATTGGATTGACTATTCACGTTGATTCAGTTTGGGATGGTGGTTCAAAACAATTAACTGTTACCGTAACAAATCAAGCTACCAAAGCGCCGGAATATATAATTCCTGATGTTGAGTCGGAAGATAAAGTGCAGGAAATAGTATCCGGGTTAGAATCAGAGTTGGGGGCTGCCTGTAAGAGTTTTTCTAAATCAGTTGATAAAATTTTAGCTAAATACCAAAAATAAGTAATGGGAGTTTTAGGATCTAATATTGATCGAGTAAAAAATATTCTAGCCGGCGATTATACGTCTAGAACAAAATCCGGTGTTGGGTATTCGAAAACTACTACGGATCATAGTGAGGGAGATATCTGGGAAGAAAATGGAAAAAAATGGACTATTAAAAACGGACTACGTCAGCCTATTACTAGATTTGATATAGCCAGGATTGAAAATATAGTACCATTAGCGTGTCCGGAATGTTCAAAACCATTAACTCACTATTTAGACACGCGATCTTGGAAAACTACTAAAAAATGTTTTGATTGTGTAGTAGCTGAGGAAACTAGAATGCGCGCAGACGGAACATTTGATGCATATTCAAAACAACTCTATAAAGAAAACGCGTTAGCTTGGTTAGAAGAAAAGCGCCAGCAATTTGAATTATTCATTAATGACGAAGAATCACTTAAAGGATTTGTCACTGAAAATGGTACGATTGAAGATTGGTATGGTAAAATAGATAAAACTACAATAAAACAAAAATTTGAAGAAGAATATAAAGAGTTTAAAGAAAAAATAGATTCTTTATAATTAATGATTAATTTATGAATTCAACGGACAAAATAATACGACGTATTGTCGATTTAGCTGAAGGGATTGGGGCAATATCTGATGACATTGTTTCAGAAGTCTTAATACAGGAAGCCTTGGATACGGCTTTAGGCGAATTGGAAAGAGCTGCGGCTTATATGCAGGACCAGTATGACATTAATGTTATAGATGATTTAAGTAATACAAACGAATTTGGAGACTTGGATGATGAAACAGATGTTAATGCTTTGGAAGACGATTATTTTGATAACATTGATGAAGACGACGAATAATGGCAGCAAAAACTAAAGTACAAAGTGTACGATTATATAAAAAGCGCTCCAAAGTAAGAAGACCTGGAGTACATGCTAAATCTAAAACTTCTAAAAATAAAACATCTAAAAACTATAATAAGATATATGTTGGGCAAGGTTAAAACATTCGGACTATTGTTTTGGGGAGCGTGCATACGATTTTATCAATCTATCGTTGCTTTCTTTAAAAAGTATTGGAAAGTAATAGCATCTTCTATTTTGTTTTTATTAACATTTATGTTTCTTAAAAAGAGAAAAGCTGATCCGGAAGTATTGGAAGCTACTATACAAAATGCTGAAAGACAAGTAGATGATTCCATTAAATCAACTAGAGCGTTGGAATCAGAAAAAAAGAAGACAACGAAAGTCATTAAAAAAGTAGAAAAGAAAAAAGCAGAATTAGATTCAGCAAAAGCTAAAGTAAAATCTACCGTAAAAAAGGAAGCATCAAAAATGAGTACGGCAGATAAGTTGAAATACTTGAAGAAAAAAGCAGGAAGTACCGATATATGAAAAAAATTATAATCACTACAATTGTATACTTATTATTCTTTTTAACTTGCTTTTCGCAATCTTGGAAAGAATATTCGGTACATTATGGTGACACGTGGTATTCAATAGCACGTGCCAATAGTATTACATATGCAGAATTACGATCCGCTAATGAAGGTATGTTGGATATGCTATATGTAGGGCAGGTGGTATATATTCCTACTAATGATGATAGTAAGGGAGAAAATTGTTTTACTGATGAAGAAATTGATTCTTTATATGCGACTATGCGTGAATATGAAATAACTGATAGTTTAAATGAAGAAATAATTTCTAATTTGGAAACTCAAGTTAAATTACATAAAACCCAAGCGGAACGAGATAGCTTAATTAAATTGAATTTAAATACCCAAATAACTTTACTAAATAAAGAAGTAGACGCGTATAAGCAATATGCAAATGCTACTAAACCTAAATGGTATGAAACCAGGAAGGCCTCGTTTTTACAAGGTGTTGCATTGATAGTATTGACTTCTTGGGTATATTCTAATATAAAATAATGGATATTGAATTATTAGATGAAATACTTTTTGAGTGGTCATATAGGTTAAAGGATGGTATTCCTGATTTAGATGATCCGAATAAAACACCTATTTTAAATCAAATTTTAATAGAACGCGGGGTTGATCCATTTTTCATTTATGAGGGGTCTATATTACCGAAACCGTATACAGGCAATGATACGTCGTTAAAAGAAGGATTAGTGTGTTTATTTTTCGATTGTTTTAAAAATGATAAATTAAAACAAGAAATACTTAAAATACATTTACAATCCAAGTCATCATCACTTAAAAAGGAAGAATTAAAATCTGTAATTAGTAAGATTCATACTGTATATACATCTAATTCATCTAATTATGGTGCCGGTCAATCATATCCTAAAAATTTAGATAAATATTTAGCATGGGCATGGGCTTCTAGGAATGAGTTGGATACAGTCAATAATTCATTGTCATGTGCTAACGCTATACATTCTAGTATATCTAATTCCAAAAAAGGTACTATAATACGAAATATTGAATATGATAATATTAGAAAAAAGGCAGTTGATTTGATAAAAGAAGAATATTCATTATCATTTAAGCCAGACAATTGGAATCCGGGCGACGTGTATTTAGTTATCGATAAATCAACATTAAATAAAGTACACGGATCGGATTCGATTAATGTGGGAAAGGACAGTCTTAATTCATTATTTGGTGAAAAGGATAAAATCATATCATTATCATTAAAAGAACAACGTGCTCAAGCAGGTAAGGCATCTACCTTTTTACAGAATGTCTTTGTTAAAAATTTTGATAGCGAAGTTCCTATGTCAGAAAGATTTGGAAATGCTGACAATAAACAAAATATGTTGGTAATAAGCTCCGTTAACAGATTTATGGATTATTATTTCGGCGGAGCGAAAAATAAAGTAACGAAGTCAAAGAGACAACAAAGTTATATAAATTCAATATCGAAAGGAAATAGAATACATAAATCGATTAATGCTATTTTAAAGGCAGCCGGTAAACCTATTATAAAATCAGAAGATATAGAATTCGTTCCTAAGGAAGAAGATTTCCATAAACAGAATGGACATATTTTTACTGAATTATTAGCCGCAGTAAAAAAGATTAGAAAGGACCTAAACTCTGAAAATAAGGTTAAGAAATCAGAAAAAGATTTTATTGAATCTAGGAATAAATTCATAAAATATTTAGAAGATTTAAAAGTGGAAGTCGCATCCGACACATCGGAGTCATTCCTAAAAAAAATAAATACTGATAATGATGATGAATCAGCTACTAAGATGCTTTCAGCTAAAATAGCTGTATATAGCACTGCTATCCTAATTATAGATAAATGGCTCGATAAAGAAAATAAAGTGTCACCAGCCTTTAAAAAAATAACTAAGATCGCCAATCCATTCGTTGCATTAACGGCGTATGCAATAGCTGAAGCGGGTATATCACCTAATTTTTGGAAAGTAATAGGAAGCGCAACTCGCGATATAGGCCATGCTGAATTCTTCAATGCGGCCGCTGAAGTAACGGTCGACAGTTCTACATCGCCTATAACATTATATGATTCATCAACGGCAGCGGGGTTTGAATTGCGATACACGACGTCAGTGGGCAATCAAAATTATAAAACTACACTGACATTTAGATTTGCTAATAGCGAATTACGTATAGAGGTTTCGAAATTTATTAAGGTATGAGCTCACAAATCAATTTAAGGGAAATAATAAAAGAAGAATATAAGAAATGTGCCGCGTCACCTATATACTTCATGAAAAAATATTGCTACATTCAGCATCCGCAACGTGGTAAGATTCTTTTTCATTTATATCCATTTCAAGAAAAAACATTACAGGACCTATTCGAACACGACTATAATATTATTTTAAAGTCCAGACAATTAGGTATTTCTACATTGACTGCGGGGTATGCGTTATGGTTGATGTTATTTAAGAGCGACACTAACGTATTGGTAATTGCTACTAAACAAGACGTAGCTAAAAACTTGGTTACGAAAGTACGTACCATGTATGATAATTTACCTTCGTGGCTACGTGGATCTGAAAAACCTACTGCTAATAATAAATTAAGTTTGGAATTAGAAAATGGTTCTAAAATTAAAGCAGTATCAAGTGCGGGGGACAGTGGTCGTTCAGAAGCATTATCATTATTGATTATAGATGAAGTAGCTTTCATTGATGACAATAAAGTGCAACCTATTTGGGCATCATCACAACAAACCCTAGCTACCGGTGGTAAGGCAATCTTATTATCTACACCCAATGGTACTGAAAACTTTTTCCATAAAATGTGGGTGGACGCAGAAGAAAATCCTAGAACTAAGTTCAATACTATTAGGTTAAAATGGGACGTGCATCCGGAACGAGATATTACTTGGAGAGAAGAACAGAACGAATTATTAGGACCTAGATTAGCTGCACAAGAATGTGATTGCGATTTTTCTACATCAGGTAATACGGTAGTTCAGATGGACGTTATCGATTGGTACTTGCAAACACATTGTAAAGAACCATTAGAGAAACGAGGAATAGACGGCAATTATTGGATATGGGCGTACCCGGATGCTAGTAAGAATTATATAGTCTCATGCGACGTTGCTCGAGGTGATGGTTCGGATAATTCAACTATTCAAGTATTCGAAGCTGAATCTTTGGAACAAGTAGCTGAATATAAAGGACAATTAGGCACTAAAGATTTTGGTAATATGGCGGTAGCCGTGGCTACTGATTATAATGATGCATTGTTAGTTATTGAAAATTCCAATATTGGTTGGGCAGCAATCCAACCTGCAATTGATAGGAATTATAAAAATTTATTTCATTCAACTAGAAACGAAGATGTGCTAGTAGATCCAATGAAACACATTAAACGTGGGTTGGATTTGCGTGATAATTCGGATATGATACCCGGCTTTACAAACAGTACTAAAACTCGACCTTTAATGATTAGTAAATTTGAATTATATCTTAGAGAGCGAGCAGTAATAGTTAGAAGTACTCGTTTAATGACTGAGGTTAAGGTATTTATTTGGAAAAATGGTAAGCCACAAGCTCAATCAGGTCATAACGACGACCTAGTATTGGCAGCTTGTATAGGTATATGGGTGCGTGATACCGCTTTACATTTAAGGCAGGTAGGGTTGGAATTAAATAAACAAATGCTTAATTCATTTACTAGAGTAGGCGGTGTTTATACTCCATCCATGAATATGCCATTAGGCGATCCATGGAAATGGAAACCGCATCCTAATAGACCTGATGAGGATTTGGGATGGTTGATACGTTAATTTTTTACTCTTATTCAAAAACAATGCCGGAGCTAAGAATTTAGCTCCTTTTTACTTAATCTATATTTATAATAAATAAAAAGCATAAAAGAATGGCTGATTACAGTTTATTTGATCGATTAAAAAAATTATTTTCCACGGACGTAATAATAAGAAACGTCGGTGGTAAACAGCTAAAGGTTTTAGACACGAACAGATTACAGTCGTCCGGTAATTTAGCATCGAATACCTTAGTAGATAGATATACCAAACTATACAATTCTAGAATACCTATATCCGGGGCTACGTCAGGCGAAGCTATAATGATTTATAGAAAGGAAATGTTTACTGACTATGAAGCTATGGATACGGATAGTATAATAGCTTCATACTTAGATATATTAGCAGACGAAGTTACGGTAAAAGATGAATTTGGTGACACGCTAACCATACGAAGTGACAATCCTAAAGTACAAACCGTATTACGAAATTTATTTTATGATATCTTAAATCTAGAATTTAATTTATGGCCATGGGTTCGTAATTTATGTAAATATGGGGACGCGTTCTTCAAATTGAAATTAGTTGAAAAATATGGTGTTATCGGTATTGAACCATTATCATCATACCAATTAATACGTGAAGAAGGATTAAATCCACTTAAACCGGACACGATTACCTTTAAAGTTGACCCTTCGAGTATGGGTTCTAGGCATTTCTTATCACATACATCTCAACGTGAAGAACTAGAAAATTATGAAGTAGCACACTTTAGATTATTAAATGATACTAACTTTTTGCCGTATGGTAAGAGTATGTTAGAGCCTGCACGTAAAGTTTGGAAACAATTAGTATTAATGGAGGATGCGATGCTAATTCATAGAATTATGCGATCCGCGTCTAAGCGAGTATTTAAAATTGATGTAGGAAATATACCGCCAAATGAAGTGGATGCGTATATGCAAAAAATAATACAACAGACTAAAAAAATACCATATCAAGATCCGACAACTGGAGATTATAATCTAAAATTCAATATGCAAAATATGGTTGAAGATTTTTATATACCGGTTCGTGGTGGTAACGATGGCAATGCTATTGAAACTTCTGAGGGATTGAATTATGATGGTATACAAGACGTTGAATATTTGAAGGGAAGGATGTTAGCTGCATTAAGAGTTCCTAAGGCGTTCTTAAATTTTGAAGAGGGTGTATCCGGTAAAGCTACCTTAGCAGCTGAAGATCTTCGTTTCTCTAGGACAATAGAACGTATACAAAGAATTGTTATATCTGAATTATATAAGATAGCCGTAATTCATTTATATATACAGGGATTTACGGATTCAGAAGTAATTGATTTTGAATTATCAATGACTGCCCCATCATCTATTTATGAACGTGAGAAAATTGAAATATGGCAAACCAAGGTAACATTGGCTAAAGATATTATGGATGCGGGTATAGCATCGCTTTCTTGGATCTATAAGAATATTATGAATATGACTCCGGAAGATATGGAACGTGAACGGAATATGGTATTGGAAGATGCTAAATTTAAGTTCCGAATAACCCAATTGACTGAGGAAGGTAATGATCCAATTAAAACGGGTAAATCATTTGGTACAGCACATGATATAGCTACGTTATATAAGAGCGATGAAGAAGGTAAGTTACCGCCGGGATATGATGAAAAGAATCCTAAGGACGTGGTTTCTTCAACGGACAAATTAGGTCGCCCCAAATCAAATGATTCATATAAAACACATGATCATCCAATGGGCCAAGATCCATTAGGCGATAAAGAAAATAAGAAAAAAACGACACACGCACCGACAAGTCATATATTAGACGGTCTAAAGAAAGTCCCTAGATTGACGACTAGAAACAATAAAAGCTCTAAAACTTTATTGGAATCATTAAATAGTGTTCCTAAAAAAGACACACAAATTAGTATAGATTTCTTAAATGAGGATAATATTATAGATGATGTTGATCAAAATACCAATTAATTAAAAAATTCATATATTTATTAAAAAAATGCATATATTTGTAATTCTTCATGAAAAAAATTAAGCATAACAAGCTTCGCAATACCGGGATACTTTTTGAATTGCTTTCAGCGCA